CTCTTCCCGAACGCGGATTCAAGTATAGGGTCGCCAGTCTTTCTCCAAAAGAGCTGGTTACAAAGACCCAATGTCTGAATCGCATTCTACTACGGCTCCTGAAACATGATCCCAATTCCAACTATGCCCTCAAGGGTTCAGATTCCATACCAAAGAATCTGAAACGAGCCCTGTCTACAATCTCACCTGACAAGGAAGCACTAAGTGCTGACTTGTCAACGGCAAGCGACCTGCTCGGTCTCGACGTTAACTACGCCGTGATACGAGGAGTTCAGATCGCGCTTGCGACGGCAGGAATGCCAATCCGTGAAAAGGACTGGGCACTGCTGTACGCATCCGTGCAAGAGCAAGCAATTGTAGACTGTCGGAATCCCACCCCAGAACAACTGAGGTCAGCCCCGCGTACGAAACGAGGCGCGTTAATGGGTCTTGGGCTGGCGTGGCCGATACTGACAATCGTAAACGATTGGGCAGCGGCCAAAGCGCACAGACCAGACTGGGAACCCGACAATAGGATCAAGAGGGCATACGGCCCATTCGTCCTTTGTGGCGATGACATGGCGGCCTATTGGCATAGGGACGCCTCGCAACGCTACAAGGACAACCTGGCATCCACGGGTCTTCTGTTAAATGACAAGAAGACGTTCCGATCCAACACCGGCATCATCTTCGTAGAGAAGCTCTTCAAAATCGACAAAGTTGTCGAGGAAGTGCGACCCTTACACGAAGATCCCGAGTCACCGAAGGTATTTAATCCTTCAAGGGCGACTGTGTGGGACTACATCAAGCAAAAATGTAGAGATGGGAGAGGTGTTCTCAAGGTGACCGAGAGGTACGCCCACGTCCGGAGGGTGGACCGCATTCAATTGAGTGCAGTCTCCCTCGCCAAACGGTACGCGGGATCCGACTCGGACAAAACACCTGCATGGCAGGCGTTACCTGAGATACTTCAAGAGCAAGCTCGAAAAGTAGGGTTGGAAACGTGGAGAATAGAGAGAGCAATGGAGGTAGCAAGGTACCTCCATCCCGATGCGTTCAGAATACTGAATCGATCTGGTATGCCTCTCCACTGGCCGAAAGAACTCGGTGGGTGGGGATTGCCAGGTAAACCTGACGCACCCATCAAATTTCGGAAGGCAGCGGCAATCATTCTGACGAATGCAGAAGATGCTCGGGATGCTACGTTGCAACAAATTGTTGCCGTACACGCAACATCCAACCTACCGGAAATTGCATCCAAGACAGCTCTGGAGGGACGTCTGCTATTAGCAGCAGTCTCGCAGAGTTCCAAGCGTGACGTAACGTCACGGGACCTATCTCGTTTGCCCGATGCGCAAGCTGAGCTAACTGCTGCGGTAGCAGCTCACTTTGCTTGGCTCGATGATGAAACCACACGGAAGAGTTCCGTTGGAAGAATCTCGAAGCGTATCTTGCGAATTGTAGAGGAGGTTACCAAAACATGGGCTTCTGTGAAACCAATAAATCCTGGTAAGGCCGTGGCAATGTTGAATGACATTGACACCCCTCTATACTGCCCGAACCAGATGATCACCGAAGTACTCAAAGGGCTCGCAATACCGCAAGACACTGTCCGTCTCGTGTACCAAGCGGCGAAGATGAGGGCACATTCAAACCAAACAGGTTTGGAGGCGCGTAACATCCTTCGCTTCCCGTGGGACCGTCATTTCCATCCGGATGATGACAGGTACCACATCTCGCTAGGTACACCTTTGAATCCGTTCGCCGGGCTTGCAACCATGAACAGTCAATCCAACAGGATCGACCGCGTCAGGGCTGCAGGCATAGCCACGATGGGGTTTCTGCAAGGTCAAATTGACCGTGCAAACGCCTCTTCGGAAGCTAGTGGTGACTCGGATTCGGAGTTAACCTCACAGTTTCAACAGCTGACAGTGTCAACCGCGTCTGCGAGGCCAAGTTCGGGGCCGCTCAGGAATTCTCCAACGTCATTACGACGAAGGAGGGAACCTTGAGGTGCCC